CTCATTGAACAACGCTCGCAGGTAGGAGAGTTCGTTGTTCAGCGTCTTCGGGCTGATGCCTGTCGCGATCCGCTTGGCGCGGTACTCCGCGAAATCCGTTGCTGTGAACGTGACAGCTACCGGGTCTTTCAGGCGCTCGACCATGCGATCCATGATGACGCGACGGCCTTCATAGTCGGCCAGCGACCTACCATGCAGACGACCCCAGCAATCCACCAGTTCGGACAGGCGTCGGCGATCCTTGGGCTTAGGTGACCATTGGGGGCTTTCGATCAGCTTGGATCGGCACGTCGCCTCAAATCGTTGCGCTTCGCCCTTGGTCTTGAATGTCTTGCGGAACCGCTTGCCCTTGATCGGCTCAACATCGACCCGCCATCGGCCATCAGGCAGTTGATGAATTGCCATTAGACAGCACGCCCCCATCGAACATGCCGTTCTTGCAGCAGGTTCTTGATGTGCTTGTACAGGTCGCGCTCGCTCATATCCTTCGAGGCGTAATGGTCGCGAATCACCGGCCAGCACTCCCATTCGCGCAACCGGTCGAAGGCTTGCTTAGCGCCCACTCGCTCCCGTGCCAGCAGGCTTACAAAGTTTCCCAGGAACAGCTCGACGTTCTTGCCACTGAAGCCGCGGCTGGTCTTGTAGTAGCGCTTGTATTCCGTTTCATCGACCAGGGAATCGACAGGAACATCGACTCGCACGTCATCACGAATGAGGGTCCAGATCGGATCGTAGTAGCCAGGACGGGCGAGCAATTTGAATTGGCTCAGGCCATACCGCCATAGGCCATCCAGATGACCGGCGAAGGCGGCGAATGAATCTGTCTCGATGGCTTCGCCAGTCTTTGCGCTGATCGAGCCGCTAGCGAACTGCTGGATGACTGAGTGGTGATAGCGCAGCTCGATACGCCAAACGTCCTGATCGGGATTGTAGTTCTCGGGGTCGGCAGGATCGAACGAGTCTCGGCGACGCCAGACGCTTTCCCAGAAATCGAGCTTGTCATGAGCGCGAGCCTGGAGCGTCTTGTTGTAGATGCCGAGTTGCACACCACTAGCGGAACCAAACAAGAAGGACTGGCCCTTGCCATAGGTGGCAGACTCCATCGTCCACTGAATTTCCTTGATGCCTGAAATATCGCGTACAGCGCGTGCGCGGCAGTGCATGTGGGCGGTCAGGTCAGCGGGAGGCGCCCAGCCTTGAATATCCAACGCGAGGTGGACGGCGCATTGATTGCGTTCGCGATGGGTCATCACGGCAGCAGCGTAATAATCCATACGCTCTTGCAGGCGCTCGGGCGACAGCGCGTCGATGGCATGGGGCGACACCTCAATTTTCAGGTGTGGTCCGATTTGCTCTAGCTTGGCGTTGAAGTTTTTGATCAGGAGGATGAAGCCGAGGTCGGCGTTCTGCAGCTTGTATTGGTAGCCCGAGTCACGGCCAACACGTCCTGCATGCCAGAACTCACCGGCGAACTCGACCATGACGCCCGGTTTCTCGAAAAGCGCCATGATTTCCGGGCGAATCAGCCCACGGTACAACTGGCGGACCGTATCAACGCCACACCGGAGCAAACGGACCTTCGATAGATCGGTGATCGCTGCCGTACCCGGATCGACAAATAGCCGCCCATCCCTGGAAGGAATTCCGCTTACCCGATCCAGTCTTGCTTGATCCTTAACGCGCATTCTTGAATCTCCAACAATGTCCATTAACGGACGGTTTCAACTCTGTTTATCTGACGTGCTACAGGGACGTCAGCGCGCGAGGCTCGCCGGCTCGTGCCTCGCCGTGCGTGCCACTGACGCGCTGACGGTCATCACCACAGAAAGCGTTCCTTCTCATAGGGCACCACGACTACGGAAGTACCCTTGGGAGCAGTTTCCAAGGCCCCGGAAACTGCTTGCTCGAATGACCGAGGCTGACTATTGCCAGCCTGCATAGGTGCTTGCGGCGACTTCGGATCGGGCCGCGCGGGGTCGAAATAGCCGTGCTCGACGGCGTTCTTGCAAAACGAGAATGACGTTTTGTGCCATGTACCCTGCTGGGAATAGCACTCGCACATGTAGCCCTTGCCACCGGCACGAATGACTCGATAGCGATTGCGGTTGCGCTCGATATAGCCCTGATCGGAACTCATGACGCAGGAAAGCTTGGGATAGGTTTGAGGCTTGGTCAGCTCGTCATAGATCGGCGCCGAGCTGGGAACATCAGGAATGCGAGGCGTGCGCAGAGCCGCGTACTTTTCAACGGTCATCGGCGCCGCCTGCTGAGCCGCGCTATCGACGGGACGAATGAATGCCCCTACCGTGCTTTTCACCTGATCGACGACACCGCCAGCCTGATCGGCAGTAGCAGCCGCCGCGTTAGCCGACTTTTGTTTCTCGCTGTCGTAGCGCTCATAAGCGCGATAGACGAGGAGGCCCGCCCCAATCAGCACGCACATGGCCAGGATGAACTTGGTCGGCACCTTGGTCTGGAAGTGGTGCTTGGCGTTGGTGCTGGTATACGCACCGAAGTAACGCTTATCGAGGCGCAACGATTTCTTGTCCGCATCCTTGAAGCTGGTTTTCACCTCGACCTTTTCAACCACCACTTCGGATTCGAAGCGCAGCAGCTGGGCGGACTTGAACACCCGCCAGTAGTGAATATGGCTGTTGCACAGACGGCGCAGGTGCACATCCAGATAGCGCGGATCTTGCGTGACCAGATGCACCTCGTGGCCTTGGTGACGCATGGTCTCGAATCGGGTGATGTGCTCCGGTGGCCGGGCGCGTGGATCGCGTGCGCCAAACCAGCCTTGGGCCTCGTCGACCACGATGATCGAGTCGGCCGGCAGCTCGAACCACTTCTCCGGCTCCTCGAACTCGAACCACTGCGCTTGCAGCTGCTCGGGCTTGAGGCCGTTGATGTTGTGGTAATAGACGACCCGCCCTTGAGCATGGGCGGTCTGGTCGACCTCGCGAATGGTATTGAGGGTCTTGCCGTGGCCGGGTTTGCCGGTGCGGATAACGAGCATGACGGCGCCCCCTTATGCTTCGATGGAGGTGCCGCCCGGCTTGCGCCAGACCTGAGCACGGCGACGGTCGGTGGCCTTGTCGATCCCGGCGAGAATGAAGCGCGTGGAGATCGCAGCAAAGTAAATGTTTACCACTACATCAAACTTGGCCAATCCTAGAATGCCCTGAATTATCGGCCCCACATCTCCCATCTTTCCAAACAGATAATCCTGAGCCTCCTGCATGATCACGTTGAAACCGAAATAGGTGATAAAGCCCCAACCCAGCATTCTCAGCACCATCTTCACCAGCGGACCGGCAATGATGACGAGCAGTTGAGCAATAAACATGAAGTGCATTACTGACCCCCTACGGAGCGGCCCACATAGAGCGCGGCGAGAACAGTGGCGACAGCCACGAACAGACCGCTCAAACTACTGGCGGCGTGACAAAGAGGCTCATAACTAAGCTCAAAAGTGCGCCCACCACGAGTGCGCAAGGTGAATCTTTCAGCTGCGGGACAAACTTCAGGTAGAAAGCGAGTACCCTGAGAAACAAAAGAAGGGAGCTGTATATAGCCGGAACCCTCGTCAAGAGTGAATTCTTCACCCTGAAAGAGCCCTTCAATATCAGACTTATATTTGCCGAAATCGGCTTGCTCCTCAGCATGGCAACGCTGTGCCTTTTGCTGTCGAAGAATGGCGCACTGGACAGCATCGCCGGCGCATACTAATTGCTGATCACAATTCGCTCCCGAAGCGCTACCGCCATCTCCGTCGCCATCACCGCCACCGGTATCACCACCACCGCCCGTATCGCCACCACCACCGGTGTCACCGCCACCGCCCGTATCACCGCCGCCACCGGTGTCGCCGCCACCGCCTGTATCACTGCCACCACCAGTATCGCCGCCACCGCCTGTATCACCACCGTCCGGCTCTTCAGGCTGAGGCTCTTCAGGAGATGGAGGCGCGGGGGGCGTGAAAACAGGATCTGCACTAGAGGCGGAACAAGCAGAACCAGTTAATTCATAAGTCAGATTTTCATAAACCAATGTATCAGTGTCGTCAGGTAACGTATAAGCTCCGTCAGAGCCGTCACCACCAACATATCGCGCATCACAGCCAGAAAAACATTGATTAGAAGCGTAATAAGAACCGAAATCCTGATACTCACCATTATTATCACGACCAACAGGAACACCAGTGGTTCGAGTATCACCAGAAACACACTGAAGGCCTCTTGATGCATTATGGCTAATTCCGGTGCGCTCAGAAAGACCAGCCGGATGACTAGCGTGATACATGCAACTGAAAGCAGTCGACGAAAGGAACTGTACACCGTCTGGGCTCAGCGATATATAAGACTGGTAAGAACCCGGCGCATGCATGCTTTTCCACTTCGCAATAGCTTGCGATGAAGTAGCATTACACGCCTCTTCTGGAGACGGATAGAAACCACCAAAGTTTGTAGTCCAAGGATATTGATTAGAATACGAAATCGAAGAATATAAGATTGATATAAGAAAGAAGACGACTCGCATTTCACACCCGCCCAAAAAACACGAGGTAAAACGCCAGGGTGGAAAGGATCAGGACGTACAGTTCGTAGCTCATTGGCGTTTCCCTTAAAGAGAAAACCCCGCCGGAGCGGGGTTTGTTTGCTTCGGCACATGCAGTGCGCGGTTTCCGGTTACAGGGCGCGGCGCATGTACTTGAACGCCATGGCGGCGATGATCACGGCGAACACGGCCCAGCCGATGGTGCCGACGTCGGTGCCGGCCTCATCCAGTGCGCCAGTGGCTTCAGCCGGGACAGCAGCGTAGGCCTGTTGAACGGCCAGCAGGCCGGTTGCAGCAGCGGCGCCCAGGGAGCGACGCAGGGTCTTGATGTGTTTCATGGGGTGATACCTCACTGTTTCAGGACTTTTTTCAGGACCAGGAAGCCGAACACGGTGGCGAACAACACGATCGCTTCGCCCTGTAGCTCGGTGACCTGTTCCCAGGACAGTGCAGCGCCGTAGAGGCTCTGCATTTCCTCGACCGTGAGGGCCACCAGCGAGCCGGAGCAGACGGGCGAACCGTCGGCGCCTTGCAGCCAGTCACCGTCACAGGCGAGGAAATTCATGCACCGGCCTCAAGGAGGTCGGCGGCTTGTTCGAGCGGTTCGCAGTCGGGACAGACGGCGAAATGGGGCGGCAGGTTGAGGTCCGGCAGCAGATCGCTTTGCGGGGCAGGCAGCGCCATGAGCTTGCCCATGTCGTTGCCGCAGCAGTCGCAGATCACTCGGTCACTGATCAACATGGCCGCCCCTCCCCTTAGTTGGCTTTGGCCGGCTCCGGCTGGCTGCCGGCAGGCTTAGCGGGTTGTTGGGCAGGGTTCGGCTTGGGGGCTTGGGCGGTAGCGGCTTTCACCGGCTCGACGTGCAGGACGATGAACTTGCCGGCGTTCTTGGAGCCTCGCTCGATCTCAGTGGTGACGCGGATCGGCTCCAGCACATCGAGGCCTTCGCAGGCGGACCACACTTCGTCCAGGGCTTCTTCGGAGACATTCATCGACAGGATGGAAATGCCGAGGTCACGCTTGCCGTCCGGCTCGTCACCGACAAACAGCTTCACCAGCTTTACGTTGTCGAACTCGACTTTCTCGGCGCTGAGAAATGCAACTTCCATGATCGAACGTGCCATTTGTGTTTCCTCTCTCTAGTTGCGCTTTATTGCGCTGCTTTGCTTTCTGCAGGCCGAGCGATCCCGAACCGGTGAACTTGCAAGTTCGCCGAGGTGATCTGTTACTTGGCCTACCGGTTAAAACGTCGCGTTGTGCGTGTTCTCTAGTTGGTTAACACCAAGGGCTTTGCCCTTGTCATCCCACTCTTGCCGCCGAGGGCTCGAGAGCGCGGGGCGGTGAAGCTGCCCCACACTCACGAGCGGAGGCTGTTTCTGTTCGTACAGGGTCAAGGGTGCGCTCCGCCCGTGCTTCCGTTCGCCGGATCGGTAAAGCGTGATCCGACGAGCCGGGAGCGCGGCCCTTGACCTGCTCGGCTTCGGTCGCGGTTTCGGCTAGAACGGGAATTGCTCGCTCGGCGCCGAGGTTGAATCTTGGTAAGCAACGCTCCACCACTTCGCGGGGCGGTCGGGTGGCGTGTGCTTCTCGCAGATAAAGGCCGGTTCCACTGTCCACTCCGAGACCAGAGGCTTCCAGATTCCACCGACGCGGCCCATTTGCAGCGTGCGAATCGGCCGCGCAGAGGCGGGGCGGCATTGGGCGCAGCGTGTGGACGGGGAGGGAGCGGTGTTCGCCACTTCGCGTCTGGACCAGCAGACAGAGCAGTCGCAGTCCTGGGCGTGCGGAAGGCGTAGATAGCTGGTCGGCTTCGACATAGGTCATCCCATCCCCTGGCTTTCCGTAGGCGGTGCGGATCATTCGTCCCACTCCTTTTCCATGAGCTGCTTAACCATCAGCGCCACGTTGACCATCACGTACTTGCCGACCTTGTGCGACGGGATGTAGCCATTGCGAATCCAGCCCCACACCACGTCGTGTTCATCGCCCATGCGAATCCAGTCCGCGAACTGGCGCCACGGCATCACTGGGGGCGCGTTGAGCAGGTCTATCGGCGGTAGGTTTCCTTCCATGTCCTTGGCCTTTGTTGCACTATGTTGGTCTTTATAGGGCTACGTCAGTGCAGCTTTAGAGTGTAAATAGTGAACTGACAGGCAAAGAATAACAGTGTATTCCTAGAGTTCAAATAGTGAACTCAGAGTTTCTTAGACCTTTATGGAATCAATGCAGGATAGAGCTATTGCTCTGATCTATAAGGCCGGCCTAGACGATCTGGTCCGCAAGTCGGAGATCAACTACAGCCGATGGAAAAACCTACGCCACAAGAAGGCGCGGTTGAGTACAGAGGAGGTCGAGGTCCTGGTGAAGCTCTATCCGCAGTACGCCTTATGGGTGGCAAGCGGCGAGATCGCTCCAGAGTGCGGGCAGACGAGCCCCGAATACGACGAGGCCAACCGAAACTTGACCGGTCAAGACGCGGGATAGCGATCACCAAGGAAGTGACTAGGCGCTGGTACGCCCGAAGGACAGGGGAGGGAAGGGAATGAAAGCTAGCAGGGATGATATGCCTGAGTATCTACGCACGAGAAAGAAAGCGGGACCCTGGCGCTTTCTAGCACTGCTCGGATTGGGCTCTGCGATCTTCTGGGCGCTAGCTCTGATGCTCGGTAAAGAGATCATCATCGACGTTGACCAGATCAAGAACGGCATCCGATTCGCGGACAGGCCTGTCTTCGAAGCTGAGCCGCAAGCCCCGCAAGCCACGGCACTCACAGAGCGGCGAGTAACCGTTGACTCAAAAGCGATGGCGCTAGCTGAAGCGCTCTCTGCAAAGGAGCAACCAGCTATTCGGCAAACGTCCTTTAACGATCAAAACTATCAGCCGACCGGCGCGATCAACACCATTCCGGCCCCGAAGCCGACGCTATACGCAGCCAACACCCAAGCACAACGGGTTCAGCACAAGCCAGTGCTACAGACAGACTATTGGACGTGGACGGGCGCGGATAGGAAGAGGACTCAACGCAAGATCCAATGGCAAACAGTGAACGGTTGGATCCAATACCACACCGTATGCCAGAACGAACGACCCGGATCAATCGAATACCGAGATTGCCGAAAAGCAGCAAAAGAGTACTTCGTACATCGCTGCCGAACCGAAAAGCGCAAGGCGTTCTGCGCTGCTGAGAATAATTACAGTCCGCTGTAATCATAGGTGTAACCGCGGAAACTAATGTAACTACTTGATTAGATCGTTTCCGCTGTCAGTCGGATGGCAAAAGGGAGTTCCGAATCTAATTTATCCAGATCGATAGGTCTGCAAACTGTCCTACGTGTCGCTTTATATTCGCATGACCAATGGCGATTCCTACACTCGTCATGGAAAAGGACTTCATGCTTGAGTTGTTCCACGCGTCAAACATCTCACTCATGTACGGCCTAACCTCTATGCATTTCTTTTGTATTTCTTCGTTAGATAGCCGGTGGTTTTCGTAAAGAGAAGTTATCTGTGACTGAATATGTGTAGGAAGGCCTTTACCTGCCAAGAAATCCTTCAGTATTTCTAGGTTTTTCATTCTTACTTGCATTTTCTGGCTGTTATTAATGCACGGCATGAATAACTCATTACTAGTGCTTTCAGGTATGTCGATAGTAGTTATCTGCGATTGATCAAAGCCGACCATGAAAAGGCCACCGTAGGTATGAAAAAGCACGTCCTCTAAGGTCATGTCGGCTATTTGAATAGTGCCACAGCCTGCAAACTCCAA